TCTTCTTTTGTGTCAGGAAAATAAACAGTAGCCCAACATCTACATCCTACTTCTTCCCCTGGAACTATTTCGGCATTATCCCAATTATAGATAACTCCGTCTCTTGCCTCGTGTGTCGGTCTAACACGTTCATCTCCCATTGTGTTCCACTCAAAATATTCACTTTCGCTTGCAATTATTTCTTTCAAAAAGTCTTTATAATAATTGCCCAGCATATTCCTAGCTCTAAATTTAGCGTTATTTCTCAATTTATCTTTTAAATTATCTTTTTCTTTATTTTCTTCAACATAATTATTTAGATTGTTTTGCCATTCTTTTATCTCTTTTATTTGTTTTATCGCTATTTCTGTATGCTTTTTTACATCTATATTCTTTATTTTCTTAAATTTTTTCTCACAAGAAATGCTATAATTAACAAATATTTTCATTAAATTTGAATAATCAATATCTGTTTTTTTGCCACTAAATATCGAAAATGCTGTTCTTCTAAAAAAATTAAACAACCTTTTCTCAACTTTATGATTCCATTTAAAATCTATTTTAATCATACAAACCACTCAAATCTTGTAAAGTGTCATCCGTCACTTTTTCTATTAATTTTTTAAGTTTATATTCTTCATCAATATCTTTCGCCTTGCTTATTACATCAAGAGCTAATGATAAAGTTGTTAATTTAGAACTTTTTTCGTTTTCTAAGAATGTATCAAAATATGTATAATCGTTTTCAGTTAATTCATTAGAGCTTCCTGACAATTCCAACGCAATTTTGTCTAATTCTAATAAACTTTTTATAAAGTCTTCTCTAAAACTCGCCACTTTTGTTTTAAGTCCGTTATTCTTTAATAAATAAGTTTCCTCGCTGACATTTTGTGTCGCTGTATCTACGAGTAAATATTCAGGAAATAAATTTGATAATCTTTTTTCTAATCTTGCTATATCATTTTGCATTTCGCTGATTAACGGATTTGTCAATTCAATATATTTAAAACTAGCTTCCATTTCTTTTGAATTTTGAGTGTTGATAATTCTTTTCTTTTTATATCTAGATTCTTCCAAAAGTTGTGCATTTTTCTTAATCTTTTCATTACTAGAATTAACATCTGCAAATTGTTTTATTCCGTTTGCATGTAGCCAAGGGTCTCCGTGTATTCCAAATATTCTCCCAATGTAACTTTCAGTTTCATTGATTTTATCTATAATATTTAATGCTTCAATTATATTGCTGTCGTTTTTAAATTTTGAAACAGGGATTTTATCCAAAATAAAAGGTGTTTCAACTGTCTCATTGTCTATTTTTTCGGTTCTTTTAACAGTTCCAGTATCAAGTTTTATATATTCTCTTGAATACTCTCTACTTTTCTCCTCTCCGTTTTCATCAAAATAAACTTGTTCCCCTTGAACTTTAAATTTCTTAATTTCTCCAAAAACTTCTGTATATTCGACATCATCTACATTATGCAAAATATACCTAATTTGCTCGTCAGGAGTTAATATAACCTCGATAAATACTTCTTCATTCAAATACATCTCTTTAGCAATTTTTTTGCTGAAAGTAGTCATTTGATTAACTTCCCAAATTTCTTTTAATTTGTCATTTTCTATTCCCAAATCTTTTAAAGCTGTATTTGATAGAGCCTTTACAATATCTCGTATTGGATTAAATATTTCTACAGTTCCGTCGAATAATCCTGGCATATTCCTATTTAAATTTGATTTACTGTATTGTTCCCTGTCATAATAAGTTTTAACCCTCGTTCTTTCCTCTCTGGTCATTAGCCCTCCTTCCTAATATAAATAAGCAATTCCACCTTCATCTTTTTTCAAGCTATATAAAACATATCTTATTGCATCCATTACATCATCGTTTTCTTTAACTGGCTCATCATTTTTCCCCCACACATAAGAATAGATTTCATCTTCAAACTTTCCTTTAAATGCCTTTTCTGTAATCTTTAGTGCATTTCTTTTATACATCGCACCAACCAAATCAATTCCTTCTTTTACATCTTTTTTTGCGTTTTCAGCATTTATTCCAAAATCCAATAACCCTTGTACATATTCGGTTCTAGCACTATCACAAAATACTCTTAATACTTTATATTCCTTATATTTCTGTAAAATAAGCATTTTCCAGTAACCAAAATACTTATGCTGTTTCGCTATAACTTCAACAATATAGTAATTATCTTCAAAATCCATTCCAATAACTACCAATGTTCCATAATGCTCAAATCCCCAGTCAACTCCAATGTAATATTCCTTTATTTCAATATTTTCTATGTCCTTAATTACATTTTCTTTTTCTGAAAAATCAGCAAATACAACGCCTTCCTGTGCAACCCATAATCCTAAAACATCTCTATCGTAAGTTGCTCCTCGTGGAGTTGTCTTTTTAATTGAATCCACATACTCTTTATTAAGAAAAACGTTATCATCAAGTTTAAAATTACTAACTAGAATATTTAATCTGCCATTTTCCAATCTATCTCCAGCATTGTCAATATAATCTTTTTTTACAAAATGAGCTGGATTGTCAGGATTGGTATCAATAAATATCTTTGCACCTTCTCCTGAAGTTCTTGAAAATGCTTCAGTAATAAAAGTTTGGTGCAATGCTGTTGCCTCATTTATATAAGTGCCGTGAGAAGTCATTCCTCTCATCTTTTTCCAACTGTCTGCCTTTTCTCCACCGAATAAATAAACGTTATTCCCAAACAACTTGAAACTTCCATCTTTTTTTGGCTTAAATTGTTTTCCTAACATTGTTTCCCAGTCGTTTAAAACGTTTCTCCAAATACTTCCGCTAGTTGCTCCAATTATGATAAAGTTAAGATTTTGATTGGCAAACGTCGCAATGTGAGATAACATCAGAAAATTATTTAAAAATGTTTTTCCGCTTCTTTTAGCTCCTGTCAGAATTGTTATTCTCGGCTGTTCTTTATTAAATATTTTCAATACTTCATACTGTTTAGGAGTTAAATCATTCATCTTTTCCAACCTTTTCCGTTATATTTTTTAACAGCTCAATCATTTCATTTTCTTTTTCTGAATCCTTATCATCATTGTTTTTGATTTTAGCCTTCTCAATCTCTAAACGTTCTTTTTGGATTTCTAAAGCATTTCTACTTAATTCATTATTTACAAGTTGTTCCTCTAACTCTGCTTGTCTATAATCAGAAATAACTCTAGCATTCACTTTTATATCTTTTTCAAATTCTTTCAGAAGTTCCAACTTTTGTTTAATCATTGACATTTCTTCTTTATCTGTAGTTTCAAGAATTCTAGTTTCCAGTTTTTCTTTTTCCTCGATTATCCTTTTTAACCTTTCGACTGCGTTATTATATTTTTTTGTTGCAATTTCATTTAAAACTTTCTCACTTTGTTCTATCTGAATCTGTCTTACACTTTTTTTAATATCGTAATATTTAGTCTTTTTTATTCCGTGTTTTTCCGTGATTTCTTCTTTGGTTGTATTGTTAATTATGTCTGATTTTATCCGTGTTTCCTTATCAATCACAACCGTTTTTTTCGGTTGTTTTTTGCTATTTTCGGTTGTGCCTTTTTTGGTTGTAGTATTACGTTTTTTTTTAACCCATTTTTCTTTAGCACTCCAAGTTTTTATTGTATTTAACTTTACGTTGTATTTCTTAGCTAAAACACTCATACTTGTGCCATTTTCATATTCATTCTTAATCAATAATTTTATGTTTTCATCTTTCATTTTTCCTTTACCTTTTTATTTTTTTAGACAAAAAAAGAGCCGACTTATAAATAGACTATTTCTAATCTACATATAAATCGGCTCATAACCACTCTTACTCTTGCCTTTATCCAATTGTAATTTTCTTAATTCTTTTTACTTTTCCATTTTCAAAAACAATAACCATTTCTCTTTCACCTTTTTTATCCATTTCATTTAGCAATATATTAATGAATTTAAAAAGTTTTTTATTATTTTCAATTTGTCTTATCTGCTCTTTACTAAGCATTTTATCACTCCTTTATTATACCTTATTTCATCAATATTTTCAAGCATTTATAAGTAATATTCTAAAAAATTTAAATATTCTTCCAAC